CATCCATCGCCGTCGAACCATCGGCAATCGTTGGGTCCGGTAAATTCGTTGTGCAGAGCGACTTGAAGCCGGTTGGTGGCGTGTACGCAAATGGGCGTTGGCCGAAGTTAAGTGCAAAATTGCCATAGACAAATCCGCCGCCGTCGGGGTACGCAGCAGTCGCAACATACATTTCATCGCCAGCCGAATAACTGGTAGTCGAAACACTTCCGCTTGATTTACTTACTCCGTTGAAGAAAATTTCATAGGTTCCGTTTGTGCCATCGTACGCAAAACCAACTACATCCCCACTGCTTATTTTTGCTCCAATAGCGTCAGAAGCTGATCCGCCGTTTCTTAAATACCCCATATCATTAAGAATTAAACTATACGCATCGGTTCCATTCTGAGCCCAATTAGATTGAGATTTGATTCTTCTAAGACCTATCCATGCGCCTCTTCCGCCATCACTTCGAGAAGCACTAGGAGTATCAGTTCCAGTGGCTTCAAAATATACTTTTTCACTAGTCATTGCAAAAGTTGAATTGACGTTAGTCCAATCAGATCCGGCAGGCGTAAGCTCTAAGTTTCCGTTAGCCAGCGTTCCAGAGCCATAAGTAATCGACAGCGGATTCAACGTCGCATAGTTGCCCCCGTTATTGCCGGAATCTGCTTCGTAGTTCGTCGGCGTGTCGATCAGGCTGTCAATGACTGATTCGTCTGGTTTAGCTGCAAATGCTGCGTAGATGTAGGTTCCAGCGTTTAAGCTGCCGCTTACCCAAGAAATACCACTATCATTAGCAGTAAACGCAAAACCATTTGCTTCTGCATCGCTAGTATTTGGGAACAAAGGATCATCAAAACTGTCGCGCTCAGCATCAAAAAGATACCAAGGAGTTGTTCCGTCAGTTTCTTTAATTAAGAAGAACTTCGGCTTAAACCCTAAATTTAGCGATGTGGTTGATGCATGAGTAAAAGATCCAAACTTACTGAAACCAGGGACTTCGCTCCAGCAATATGCCACGTAAGTAGAGCCAGTAGCATTAATTTCTGGGTTATTTCCTAAATAAACAACAGAGCTAGATGGATGCTGTTGTGCAAATAAATAGCTGCCAGTGTCTAATGCGTTTGTGCCATTAAGTGATAAAGCTCCTAATGCTGTCGATGCGTGGTAAACAGGCCAACCATTGGCGCTATTACGACGTTTGCAAACAATAAACTTGGGGGCAGAACTCAACCCGTGCCCGAAAGAATCGCCAGAATCTGAGTTTGCAGTGCCGCTCCCGTCACCCGTATAAGTGCAAATACTAAACCCATAATCAGTTGATGCTGACACTTGTGATTCAATCGTACCATCAGTGTTAGATACTGCCGTTCCGCCTGCTTTCCAGCACCAGGCAACATAATTCTGACTAGAGCTGTTGAAATTGCCGGTAGAATTGCTTCCATCGACAACAGTGAATCCACCAGAATTAAACCCGCTTAAATAACCATAAATGTCTGTGTTTAGGCTGTCTTCAGCATCTGTAGTATTTGGTGCTAAGTCTCCAGCCGTGCCAGCACCTCTAATGCTGTCATAGAGATAATGGTTTCTATCAGAGCTGCGGTTCTTGATCCACACCAAATCAGGCTGAAAAGCCAGATCACTGATTGTTTGCGTCGATCCGTTACCCGTGTAGGTAACAACATCAAAGCCTTCGTTAGCTGTTGAAAGACCAGGCGCAGCCGCAACAAGGTTATTAACCGTCCAATCATTGTTGTTGCCGCTTGAGTCATCACCCAGCGCAGCGTTGCTGCTGTTGTCGGAGAAGTCAAGGTGGAAACCGTTGGTGCCGTATGTCAGGCCGGATGCATCAATCGGCTGCCAAACATTGTTGTCGTCGTATTCACCGAAGTCAGTCGGATCAAGTGCTTGGCCGTCGATGAAGTGGACGTCGGCTAGATAAAAATTACCATACTCCTGTGTTACTGGTTCGGCCTTGCTTATGCCGTGAGCTACATTTGAATTGAATAATGTTTCAAAATTTTGAGAAGGATTAGTGTTCGTACTCCAAGCTGTTTCTCTGGCCCCATTAACATATAACTTGACTCGATCTTCAGCGGTAGAAAGTGTCGTATCAACTGACCAAACGATGTGATACCAAGCACCAAAATCTCTAAACACTCGTTGTGTTATCTTGCGAAAATTCCAAGATCCTGTGAATTGGCCAAACTCTAAATATCCAGAATTATTTATTCTGAACATTGTCTGAGTTTGAAACCCAGAAACCATGTGACCAGCTATAACATTATCACTACTTGAATCAAATGCTAACTTAATCCAAAATGCAAAAGTCCACGTCTTGCGATTACCTGCAGACGACGGAGTGCGATTGAGATATGCACTGTCAGCACTGTTAAACCGCAAGCTGCGATCAATCTGATAAGCAGCAGCCTCTGCTGCAACACTCGCAAACAGCAGCGGATTTGCACTTCCAGGAATACTCATGAGACGTTCAGCAGTGAAGTGACCGTAATACGGGTCGCACTCTCCACATAGTAGGCAAGAACGTCAACAGCACTAGCTGTCGTAGTCAATGTCGGCGCCGTTCCACCGGCAAACTTATACACCGAGTTATATGCAAGCGTACGACTTCCCGTACCATCCTGCGTCACTACAATCACACCCGATTGACCGGCAGTCTGGTTTGTTGGAGCGCCTAACGTTCTGTTGCCTGCCAGCGTCACACTAAAGTTGTTGCCTAAGCTCAGGTCAACCGCAATCGTTGCTGCATCCGTCAGTGCAACCACACTGCCACGCTGTGCTTTCGTAAAGCTCTGAGTGACCGCAAGGCCAGCAAGAGTTGTAGTGCTAGCAGGAATCGTGACGGTAACGTCAGCCGCTGGATCAGCAGCACTTAGCGTTAGCTCAAAGTCATCAGCAGTTGCACCCTCAAATACCAAGCTCGCATCAGTGCTGATATTGCCGACAACCTGCAACGTTGAATCAAACGTCACCGCGCCAGCAACATCCAGCGTTCCAGGAATGTCGATGTCAGAGCTGAATTCAACGCCAGTACCGGCTGCATCGGTCTGCAGCAGTTGACGTGCAGTACCGTTCGCTAGCTTGCTAACTGCAATCTCTGCGCTTGCACTGATGTCTGCGTTGGCAATCGTGCCATCCAGAATCATCGTGCTGGTAACACTGCCCGTATCGCCAGTCGTTACAACCGTTCCAGTGACATCAGGGAATGTGATCGTACGGTCAGCAGTTGGATCAGTAACCGTCAGCGTGGTTTCGTAATCGTCGTCAGTGCTGCCTTCATAAACAATCGTGCCAGCCGTACCGATTGAAATGTTGCCCGTAAATGAAGGGCTAGCCAAACCAGCCTTTTCTGCATCAAGCTCCTGCAATGCAGCCTGACAATCCGTACTTGATAGATTTCCAGAGGCTGTAAAAGCGATGTTCGATGCCGTCTGACCAGCAATAGCGTTAGAAACGTCGATCAGCGTAAAGTCAGCACCTGCACCCGTAGACAGCAACATGTCCGGTGGTGCCAATGCAACCGAAGGGGCCGCTCCTGAGCCGGTGCCCGAGACCGAGACGACCACATAATAATTTTGGTTGGTCGAGGCGGGAGCCGGGAGGGACTGTCCGTTCGTAAAGCCAGCAGCACTGCCCTCACTGGTCACACTGTCCAGCAGGTTGGTACTCGCGTCATACGTTCCAGCAAGCACAAGGTTGCCGCTGATAATTGTGATCGGCAGAAAGCTTGACCCAGTCCAGATATATAAATCTTCGCCAAGCTCGTCGTAAAAGAACTGACCTTTAAAGTCACCATCAGGAAAAGTGACCACGTTATCGCTGGCCCCAGCCCCACCGAACTTAGTAACAGAAGAATCAGCCAGCTTGGCTGCTGTGATCGCATCACTTGCAATACGGTCTGATGTAATCGTGCCGCTCGTAATCTTGCTTGCAGGTAAATCTGGAACGTCATTTGCAGCCAGCGTGTCACCAGTTGTGACGTGACCTTGAGCGTCAATCGTGACTTTCGTGAAAGTACCAGTTGTTGCAGTGTTGCTGTGATTAAGATTGCCGCTTGCGTCAACAGCAAGACCCGTGCCGGGAATGACTGCACCTAGCGCAGAACTTGTTGCAGCAGGCAGATCACCTGACGCAAGTACGCGACCACCAGTAATTAAGCCTTTGGCGTCATACGTCACCACATGGTGCGTGGTGCTAAGCGTGACGTCGTTATCAACTTCAATAGTGTTGGAATCCATGCGGAGTCCTTCACCATTGACAATCACACCACCTTTGGCGCTACTGGTTGCAACAGGAATGTCGCTGCCATCAATCGTTCGGTAACTGACCGCACCACCAGCACTAGTTGGACCAGCAAGGAACTGATTAGCAGAGCCCGTATCGTTGACAACCGCTGAGATCGTTACAGTGCCGTCTGTTGTAGTGGCGGTAATGTCAATAACACCGACCGTGCTGCCGCTAACGCTGTTGATTGAACCAGCAGCTTTCAGGCTGACCCATGCACTGCCGTCCCAGACGTACAGCAGGTTGTCAGAATCCGTATCTAAGGCGAGCTGGCCTGTGAACGCTCCAGATGCAGGCAGCGTTGTAACCAGATCAACTGTTGACTCGTCTGCAAGTTTTGCTGCTGTTACCGCGTCATCTGCAATCTTTACTGTCGTAACCGCTGAGTCGGCAAGGTCTGCAGTTGCAATGTCGCCTGCAGCAAACAGAATCTTTGCGCCAGGGATCGTGTCGTCACTGATCAAGGTGACGCCGTTAGCGATCAGATCACCAACCGTTAGCTTTTTAGTTTCGCTTGCACTGTCATCGACGGCAACAAGGAGATCACCACTGACTAGGTCTGCACCAGCGAGCGCGGGAAGCTCACTAATTTTTAAGTCAGCCATGGGCGGTCAACTCCTAGGTAGTCCGCTGCGTCGCCAGATCAGCGTCAGCATCTTGCTCTGATTGTAGACTGCTGGAGTCCTCCTGCAAGATCTTGACTGGCGGCTCCAAGTCCATCCTTAGGCGGATTTCGCCTGTCGTAATAAAATCAGCAGTCATTTGTACTATATTACCAGGAGCAAATTGAATCGCAGCCGATGTAAGTATTCCTTCAACTTTCCACCAAACCTCATCATTATTTCTTTCGGCAACACCGCTCGGGTTGTAGCCACCTTTTTTGATATAAAAACGTCCAACAAAATTACTACCAACTTTTGTGCGATGCACTAATTCATATAAATAGTTTGGCAGTTCCTTTGTCGTGTCGCCTGTGTATTCCCAAAAAGCAGTAATGCGACCAGACCCTGAAATCAATGTATTGACCCTTGTGCGGAATTCGTCTGACAGAACCGTAGTGTCTACCGTTTCACGCTCTGTATTGATTTCAAAGCTGGTGACTTGAGCTAAAACCTTGCGCCCACTATCTTCGACTTTAACCTTGATCGGTATCGCATCTCCTGGCTCTGCAAGGGCAATAGCATTTGTTTTGCCTCCCGTCACAGCATGTTCAAAGCTGTTATAGAGCCTGACGCCACTAGCCTCATCAACATGCACAAATTTCTTGATGCTTGATTCAGTGTGGCCGTCAACAAAATCTAAGGTGCTGCCGTCCGTGCTAGTGATTTCAACTTTGTCACCAGTAATTAACTGCTCTTTGTCAAAGTCAAAACTAAAACGCTTTTCTGTCGCATTTACATCGGCAGCATCGATTGTTGACGTAAGCACGCCACCATTAAATACACGCTTCAACTCAATTTCGCCAAACGTACCAAGATATACCGTCATGAGATTGTTACAGTAGAAAGCCTTCCAGTGGCTTGGAACGAAATTTCAGCCCTGACAATATCAGCCGTTGCCGCACCAATCGACGCACTGGTGATATAAGCATTCAACGTAATGTCATTGTTGTCAGTCCCGTCAATCCAACGAAACGTCAACTCAACGGTGTCGCTATTGCTAACACCTTTAGCGTCTGTTTTATACAGCTTGTTCAAAATGTTTGTAGTGTTAAACGTGCCATCGTCTGATTTGTGATATAGCAATGTTGCAGAACCGCTATAACCAACAACTCCAGGAACATAAAAGCGAATGTTATCTCCTAATGTTGTAGTCTCTAGCGTTTCAAGGTTGGACTGCACAGAAAAACTGACGACCTTAGCCAGCTTCGTCCCACCAAGCCGTAACTCTCCATCTCTGCCGGTGTAGACCTTTGCCATCAGATCACGCCAATTAGATTCACTGTAACAGTGCTCACGCCTGGGCGCACCTGAGTTACCTGCGGTGGACCTTCATACCTGTACTGGGCTTGCGTTCCAGAAGTTGATGCCGTAGTGGTTGCCGCAGGCGTATTGGCTTGACCACCCATCCCAGAATGCACGGAGCAGTAGTAGTACAAGGTTGGCGCGTCAGTAGCAACCTTAATTCTGGTGTAAGCACCTGCCTGCCCAGGTGTTCCAAATGTCGTCACGCCAGTTGTGTATTCCGTTCCACCGCCATGCGTTCCATCGCTTGTTGTTGAAAACCGTAAAGGGTGGCCCGCATTAGAAATATGCTGCTGATTAAAAAGATAAACGATACCTTCTGTTAGGTTCAGGGTCAATGCGTTAGACGAGCTTCCGTCTATTCGATACTTGTTGCCATTATCGCTTACAACCGTAACGTTGTAAGTTACAGTTTCAGTCTGATCAGCAGTGGGTTTTAGCGCATCGTTATTGCCTTCCCAGCCCGTCAAAACACTGTTAGGAACCTTAAAAGTCTGGAATGTTCCCTGCACCTCGTCATAATGATCTAAAATTCGCTCAGCGTTCGCGTCACCGATATTGGCGTAAGACAAACTCAGTTTTACCTCTGTGCGCTCAGTGCCGTACAGAATCCGAGTTTCAGCACCGTTCTGCGCCTTGAACGTTTTGATAGGGTAAGACCCTGGCTCGTAAGTCCTACCAGATGGTTTGAGTTCGGGGAATGCCATTAGTTTTCAGTCGTCTCAAAAAGGTCGTCGTCTTTTAAAAACTTAGCAAGTTTACTCACAAGCCTAGCTGGTTTGTCTGGGTCAGCCCTGTCATCATCGCACTGATGCTCTGAAGCGACAATATCCACAGTGCCTTCCTGTGAAAATGTTAATTGTTCCACAACATAAACATTCTGGCTGACGCGTTTGCTTGTTACTGTAAAGATTGAATCGTGGAATTTAGACTCAGATACCTTGCCTGCAGTCACCGTCATCGTATCTTCTTCTATATCTTCTGAGCCTGTCTTAAAGTAGATAATATCGTATTGACCGTCTTTTAAATCTTGAGCACTTGTTATCGTGCCAGACGAATCAATCGTTCCATTCTTAGCATTGGAATATGGAGAAGAAGCAGTAGTAACGATAATATATGATCCCGCCCCAATGTTCAAGCCCTCAACTGTTGTAGAAAAACTAATCGTATGACCAACAAATTTACGAATGCTTAGAAAATACTTGGCGACTTTCAAGGCGTGGTCTCTAGATGTGCAAAACTGTGTCAAGTCAAACTGTTCGGCAGGTAAAGCATCAAAGCCAAACCTTTTCCCTTCTCCCTTTATTTTTACTTCCATTACCTTTTCCTCGGGCAGTTTATTCTGCGATTCCTGCCTGTAACGCATCACCGCCTTAAACGGCCTGCGCTCTTCACTTCGCAAATACTCAACCTTGTAAGTATCTTCAAGAATGTTTCCGGCAGTAAACAAGTGTTCAATTTCTATTACGCCATCGTTGATTTCACCACCCGTAAAATGCGGTACGGCTGGCTTCAAGGAAAGCTTGCCATCCATAATAATAAAATTGCACAAAAAGTAAGGCGCCGTGTCAGCTATAAATTGACGTACATTCGTGCGATCCGTGATCGCTCCATTGAAAAACAGTTTTTGTTTATGCAGGAACTTAGAGGTTTCGATAAAATCATCTTCGTTTATTAAAGGGAACTCATCTTTTGTCATGCCAAGTAAACCACCAGCGCCACCGTGCTGATCAGTCAAAAGATAGAAAACCAAATCAGTAAACAGGTTGCTCGGGCCATTTTCTTTGTCATTGCCGTAAGCCTTGCTCCTATCAGGATGCAATCGCTTGACGTGCAGGCCATTGGGGAGCCAGCAACGCATTTGATCTAAACTACTGAAATTACGACCCGCCTTGAGAGACAATCCAGCAATCGTCAAACGCCTATACTGCGGAGTGCGTTCGTTAAGCAAAATTTCATTTACATAGGCAATAGTATGCTCTGGCTGTGATTCATTTGATTTTTGCACTAGCCCTCTGTAAAAACTAATATCTGCAATCCCGCCCAAGTCTTCAAACACTGTTTTGGCGTCATTTATTTGTATGTCACGAGGAATTGTTTCTACTGTTGTTATTTGATACTTAAATCCAACCTTGTCAAAGCCAGCGTAAAATGGGTTGCTTATATCAACAGCAATTTTATCTTCAAATGTATCGCCCTTCTCCCAGTTGTCGGTGGTTTCCGAGTCATCTATGACCTCTATTTCCGTAACATCATTCCACCCAAGATCCACCCCACTGAAGTGACCATTTGGTATAGCTTTAACTGTAGAGCGCATTTCAAATCTTATTTTTTTATCGCCTTCAACGATTGTCCTAATTACTTTTTCAGATTTTTCGCCAATGGCTTTACCTTTTGCGCTTCCAAAAATTTCATAATAAAACGCTTGCTGACGACCAGGCTCGTCGTTGCCAATTCGTCTATCAGTGATCCTATACTGAAAACCAGAGAAGGTCATCGTTCCATCTGGATGATCCCTAAAAGGATTATCACTGCCATAAGCAGTCGTTGGACCGCCGTCTGCTGTAGAATTAAGCCCACGCTTAAACGTAATTTTGTCACCAATATTAAAGCCAGGTGAGCTGCCTACAATTTCAACGCCTGTTATGATCCATGTCGTTTTCTGACCTGGCCTTGCGTAATGATTTGCAGGTTGTTCATATTTTTCAACCTCCCATCGCACCTTTAACCACCTGTTATCATCAATAATTTCCCTAGTTTCCTTGCGGCGAGTTTGACCAATTTTTTTTGAACTGTCATCTGAATTACCAAAAATTTCATAGGTAAACGCACCAGTGAGCCCCGGCGTGCCAACGTTCCCTACGCTTTTAATTTTTTCCATATCTGTCGCAAAGATAAATTCCTCCTTCGGTTTATCTGGCAAAATTAGCTCTCGACTTAATACTGACGGCTTTTGAAATTCCTCTTTAATTACCGTAGTAGATCCTCCTCTAGTAAGTTCCTTGTTAGTTCTTATTTCTTTTTTGCGGATTACAAAACCAACCGTCTCTACAACAAATCTACCAAGTTTTTTGACATCCACTTCTAGAGCAATCTTATTTGATTTGCCGTCTGAAATTGAAGCGGATAGCAAAATCATTTCTTGGTCGTCAGACAAAACCCGAAGTTCAGACGCTGGAATCGGCACAAACTTAAATTCAAGTTCTGCTGGCTTTCCTGCTGGATGCTTGAACCTAATAAAGTTATATTGATCTACCGGCTTATTGCCTTTAACTACAAAATATGGACTCATGCGTTCAAAACTAAATGCACTGTTATTTTTGTCTCTACCTGCTTGACGCACAAAAACTTGAAACACGGAAGACCTTTCAATCGTTCCGGTGTACGTTCCAGATCGCACGGTAACTTCTGCTCTGTCAAAATCTTGTAGCTGACCCGGTGTTGGTGTAGTATTAAAAGCACACAAACCATTAAGGCGCTGAAACACTCTGCTTCTTATACCAATTTCGGTGACAACTGCTGCCCTGTTATTTCTAACAATACCTGTTGCAATTTTTGTGATTGGAAAAAATTCCAGCCCAATTCCATCTCTGTCTTTTCCGTCGCCTGTATGCCCAACCTTAGGGTTAATTACTAATTCTGAGCTAACAATGCCTACAACTTTATTTAATGATTCATCAGTTGATACGCATTCTAATGTAATTTTTTGATTTTCGTCGCCATCAGGAATAAACTGAGGCAATTTTCTTTTTGCAACAACCCAAACTGTATTCCCAATCGCAAACTGCTCACCCACCTGCAAAGCGTCATCAGCAGCAATTTGCTCTGCTTCAACGCTTGAGTTTATATCCTCAACAGACTCCTTGCCTTTGTCCTCTGTGCGTTCGTAAAGGTCTTCACGAATTTTAGTCGCGCTTATAATAAATTTAATGTGATCCCCTTTGCTTACACTAACTGTTTCGCTCTGTTCATTATCGATAGTTATTTCGCTTTCATTGTCGCCTGGATTTTTAACAACCTTGGTTATGCCCATGCGCGGGCTATACATGCGACCCTTGCCCTCTTGGTTAAGACCGTCTATTTTATCTAGATTATTATTATTGATTGATAAATTTTGATCGTTATCTCCTACAATTTTAATACGCCGTAAAACTTGGTTTCTTCGCTGCCTATCTTGGCCGTTATCTTTTACACGCGGAACACTGACAGTTTCATAGTTAACCCTGAAGCCAGTCCCATTGGGTATCGCCCCATAAACGCCGAATTGTGCATTGTTCGTCGGAGAGTAAGCATGACAAAAACTTTCTGACTTGTCCTCTACATTGCTTGGAACAACAAACACATCATCGCCATCAGCACTAAAATCTCCTGGTTCCCCTTTGTCTGGTCCGCCAATAGTTCCATACTTTCTGTCTTCAACTCGTATTCGATTGCGGTCTGTGAACCCTGAAGCGTCACGCTTCCAATAAAATGCAAAAAAGTCCTCATACAAAGCATCCAGCGGGTTGTTGCCAAGAAAAATACCCTCAAGATCAGGCGCATTTATGCCGTCAGACCCTACATCATCAGCAACACCCTGTTCTCCAACCACAAACATCAGCTTTGCTGACTGCTGAGTGCCGTGACTTAAAATGCGTGACCACACAAGTTTTGGTGTGACCAACATTCCGCCGATCTTTGCATCCTCGTCATACTTGCCAAAAATAATTGGAATCGGCGATGCGTAATCTGCCAGCTCATTTAATGTGTCAAAACCACGGCTAGGCACAAAACGATTTGGACCTGTAACGTCTCCAAGATCTATTGATTTTGCCTTGGATGCACCAGGCATCTTTGGCTTTGGTGTCAGCAGATAGGCAACACCAGTCAGCACAAGGCTGATCGCCAAGCTAATAAGAACTGGCGTTGCAGTTGGACCATTTACTATGTCAGGGATATGGTCATACGCAGCAGGTCTTACCGCTCCACGACGCTTCGCCTCAGCTACAAACTGCCGATACTCTTCCTCTGTTATCCCTATCGTTTCAATTAACTGCCTTTCGTACGGAAGCAGTGGTACGTCGCAAATAGTCGGACCGAAGACCACTGAATCTTTTCCGACATTCGATTGACGTACAAGATCCCCGTTTGCCATGTGACCGCAAATGCCCAAGATTGCTGCGGCAGCAGCAGAATGTCCCCATCATACTCTGGCTTTTTTACACGGTCACCCCAGCGCATCAAGTCACGGCAGATCGACCACTTGCTTGCTTCGTACCAAGACTGCTTAAACGGTGGCGCGTCTATGTTCAACCGCTCCAAAACCTCATAGCACAAATGTATGCAGTCGATATAGCCGTCACTGCCATCAGCGCCAAGCCGATACGGCATCCCAATTAAATCACTGCAGTCTGACACTGTTGCTGATCGGCAAATTGCCTACAAGGTCTTGCGTTAGTGATCGTCTTGGAATATCCGTTCCAACAGCGTCTAGGACTGAGCTTAACTCCAAGTTGAGCGATGTATTATCCCATTGGCCTCCGGTAACCTGACCTGTAAATGTATGCACAATAGTATGCGTAGCAGTGGGTCCAGTTTCAGGGTCAGTGTCCTCAATAATCAACACATCGACCTTGGCAATAGCAAAATTATCAATCGCATCGATTGCAAAAGAGCGCGTTAACTCATTGTTTGGGAAAACAAGGGTTGACTCTAAGCCGTCACCTGAGCGGTTCACTGTGACACCAGAGAAACCAAACGGTGCAAATGTGTAGCTTAAGCCAGGAGCATTTATTGCACGTTGCGCTGGATTTGCGTGGATAATTTCTTTGCCGATAAAAAAGTTTTGAAACCTGATATTTTCTTCAAATTTTGCAACGCCTCTCAGCAGAAACCTACAAGCGTGTCCAAGAGCAAACTGTGTCACATTCCCAGCCTCCTACGAGTGCCACTGCTCATCTGCAGTCGCTTGAGTGTTTGCTGTTCACCTTGTCTAGCACCTTGATTAGCCGCTTGCTGCATACCTTGCTGGAACTGATCAGCGGTCACATAATCAAC